CCTGTCTGCTCCCCTGCACAGTCATGTTCGTCTGACATCTTCGTTCTTCCTTACCAAAGGTCTGAAGGATTTTAGTATTTGTTCATCATTTTGTCCAGCATTTATTCCCTTCTCTACATGCCTAAGACACCTCTTAAATGTATGCCAGAATGGGTGAGAAGCTGGGAGTATAGCAACTGACCTTACTAAAGTCTCATCATTTAAAACATCAAGCATATAATACCTATCGCCGTAAACAATGATGTATTAATAAACCTAGTGATAGCCATACTTCTAAGTGACTCCCCTAAGTGCCCTCCGTTATAAATAATACCTCCAAAGAATAGTATTAAGAATAAAGTCATAGTTACAGCTTTACTAACACTATCTAGTGTGTGTAGCTCAAATACTATATCAAAGCACTTCAAGAAGACAGCGCTTAATATTAGATTACAAAGTACGATGAGGGATGTTGGTATCTTATCTAGTAAGCTCACTTACCACCTCCTAACATCTTCTGTGTCTTCTCTTTAGAGCCTAAACTAGATCCGAACCAGAAGTTTAGTATCTGAGGTATAGCTGCTGTAAGTACACCTATAATAGTTCCTATCATTCCAAACAGCGCCGTATTGCCCTCTGGAAGCTCCGTAGAGCCACTTAAGAGTAACCATAGTATAGTGAAGTAGCCTGATACAAACAGCGCTGACAATGTAATCTGAGGCCATATGTTAGTATTAAATAGCTTCCTTGCGCTATCCCTATCCTTATACTCTAGTTCGTACACATCAATCTCTAGATTCTTCATGGCTAGTTTAAATTGTATGTCTAATTCTTTAAGCTTTGTTAACTGTTCAGGAGAAGCACTTAGGATGCCTGCCTCAATCTCTTCAACTGTAGCTTCAGGGTTTCCTAAGAGGTTATCAGCAATAAATTTAACTGCTGTTCCTGCCATAGGGCCACCTAATGCAGTGCCTAGGATGGGGGCTATCTTTCCAACTATACTCTTCCAACTCATAATCTCACCTATTTATTTATATTCTTCTGGGAACTCTGCTCTAAAAGCATTGAGACAATGGCTATGGTCTTGGAATAGCCAGTTAATCCACTTCTCAAAGTTCTTTATCCAGAAGTCATCTTTGTTGTAATACGCTTTCCTTCCAGTTGCTGCACTAATAGTCTTAGCTCTAGTTCTATATAACAGAGTACCTCCTAAGAGGTCAAGAGCGTAGGCTAATTCATATAGAAATAAACCTAGCTCCTCTTTCCCTGCATATACAACCTGCCTTAGAAAGACAGGAATACCAAACAATATCAATGAGAACATAGCTAGGAGAAATAATAGAAAACCCCTCATACAAACTCCTTATAAACTATCTATGTAGGTTTGGTAGTTAGCTGATGTCTGAGCAAAACCGCTAGTTAAGGCATCTTCTAAGTCTTGCTTAGATAGTGATCTTTGAATGTAGTTGACATCTGTAACAACACCTTCAGTTATATTGCCTAAATCAATCTGCTTAATCATACTCTCGTATACAGATTCGTCAAACTTATTGACTTGAGGTGGTCTTACTGTTATAATGTGTCCACCTGATGTCTCGAAGGTTTGAGCAAGCCATGCTGCGTTTAACACTTCAAGAGGGTTTATTGCAACCCCACCCCATTCTAATCCATTCCATTTCTGACGTGCATCATGCGGTGCTGTCGGCACTTTAATTCCGCCACTAGGCACTGTACCCGCATATCCGCCCAAATAATTACCGTCAACATCAACGTAGTATTCTGTTTCGTACATTTCTAGAACTCCTTAGCTATTATGCGTACTTTCCAGTTCGCGTTTGTGATCGGTGCTCTAGCACCAGTAGTCGCATTGGATATAATAAAAGCCTCCGCAGAATTCCCGAAGCGCGCCTTTATCTCCGTGTCGTTTTCTGTCCACAGGCTAAGCCCCCTAGAATCAGAGGTCACATCGCTGCAAAAGTCTCCCGACATATTACGCACATAACCCGCTAGATAGCCGAGATTGTTGCTTTGACAAACTAATTGCACTCGTATGTTCGTTGGTCTGGCCGCCAATCCATGAGTCAGTGTGAGTCCACCTCCAGAAGTAATAGTTTGATCTGGGCTAGTGTAAATGTTGGATGCTGAACCTGAACCCGTTTCAAGGCGCGTAACACTAACAGTTGAGGAGGTTAAACGTCTTACTCTAAATGTAGCGCTGCCATCGTTAACAACCATATTGCCAACTAAAGTAACACCTGTACCCGCCGCAATAGTCACGTCAAAGGCAGCTAGATTAATTATGGTAGTTTCAAAATTGCTATTATCTACACTGCCCGCGAATGCTGCGATAATATTTGCTGCCGTGTCTGTAGTCTGTATTCGTGCCACGGTAGGTGTGATAGTAAATTCACCACCAATTAATTGAGCCGCCGTAAGTGTTGCCGCTGCATCAGATAGCGCCGTGTTAGATTTTAGGTTTACGTTACCAGCTAGGGATGCTGGCTCCCAGTAAGTATTAGTTACATCTAACTCTGGGTCTTGCCCTACATTAGCTTGAACGGCTTTATAAAGAAGCCCATTCCTGTCTGTGTACCCACCAATTAAAAATGGGAAGCCTATAGTCCAAGGAATTATACCCCCATGAGCTTGTTTAGACTTCTCCCCTGTAAGGCTCTTATCAGTAGCCCCTTGTCTTGTATGTAATAAATCTGTATCTAATAGTCCAGTGCTTACTGGAAGTGCTGGTAGCTGTCTAGTTGCCATGTGTATTTCCTATAATATTAAACTGTTTTCTCGAATACTTCATAAGTTTGCCCTGCCAATGTGTCAGAACCCCTATCTACCCATGTACCACCTAATCTAATACTAATAGTTGCCGCGTTCTCTCCCGAAGCAGTGAGATGTACATCACCTACGCTATATCTTTGGTCAAGGTGTTTAACCCACTGATCTAGTAAGTCTAAATCCCAGTTGATATACGGGTAGGGCATGTTCTCTTGGAACAATTGTCCTGAATTCTTCCACTCAGCAGTAGGTTCTACCTTATTATCAACAGCAACTAAATTGCCATCACCTTCTGTATCTTTTACTTCAGTAATAAGGCTAGTAGCCCATTCTGCGTATATAGTTGGTCGTGTTGCCACTTAAACCTCTCCTTTAATTTGATATGCTAAGGTACTACCATCATCTAGTCCGATGAAGTCATTGTTCTCTAGAACTAAATCTCCAGCCGCTATAGATACACCAGTGGCATCTATGACTGCACACATGGGGTTTATAAGCTTTAAGCTGCCTAAATGTGGGAAGTAAGAGTTGTTATCAAAACCCACTGATGCAGTAGCCTCAACTCCCAGATTAGCAACCTCAACTCCGTCATCAACCTCTAAGTTGTCAGTATTCTCTAATACTAAGTCACTACTACCTGCAATTAAGTAGGCTCCTCTAAAAGAGTTTCCTCTGTCATCAAACATCAACCTAGCACTAACACCTGCTGCTGTAACTTGCTCTAATGTCACTGCCGTCTGATTAACTACGTTCCTGTCTACATAGGCGTGTATAGATGCTGGGTAATGCTCCCACAGTTTGGGAACTGGGGATTGAGTTATACTAGCTAAAACATCCAGTATCTTCTCTGGAGTACCATCAGAGTTATTGACTGAAGTACGTGCTAGTATCGCCTCCCTGTACTTAGGATCTTCCTTGGCATCTCTAGGTTCACCTACAATCAATCCTAAGACATCTAACTGAGCACCTATAGCTGAGTAGATACCCCTCTCCTCTAAGAGTTGAAAGTACGTCACTTCTAACTCTTGAATGCTCTCTAGATATGATTGTAGTAAACCTTGTACAACAGGCTTGTTATCCCATTGTGTTATTAAGTAGGCTAATCCCTCTTCTACCTGATTCTTTATTACAGGAAGTGCCATATTAAACCTCGTCTACTGTTATATCTGGACTAGTAGTACTTCCAAACTCCGCAGCGCCTATAGCTAATTTAGTTGTTTGCCAACTTCCTGGAAGTGGTGCATCTCCTGGAGTTGTAATTTGTTGTACACTAACTACTAAACTATCTATGCCAGCTACAGCAGAATATATTGGGCCAAAGTACCTAGAAGGTATCACATCCTCATCTAGCCCTAACGCATCTGTAATTGTCTGTACTGTGCCAGCTATAGTGGCCTCTCCATCTACAGGGAATATCTCTTCACTATACTTAGTGTATTCAACTAAGAAAGCTAAGTTAATAGCCACAGGTCTAGTGTAATTAATGGTGTGCTCATTACCGTACTTGTCATCTATGTTAGTAGACGTGTTGCCATAAGTCTCAATGCCTGCTGGCTTAGAGATCCAAATAGCTAGAGCTACATCAGCAGCTAACCCACCCTGTACTACAGTCTCAAAGCTTTTAGGTGGCCTACCATCTCCATCTACTGTAATCTGATCATTCTCTGTGACAACTACTGTAGTTACTCCTGCAACCACTGAAACATCGTCTGTAATGGCCTCTACAGTGGCCTTACCGCCAGTTTGCTGACTTATTAGTATCCTAGCCCTATACAGCTCATCACTCTCTCTGAGCCTCCCTGCTATGTATGCGGCGGGGTTAGTGGAGGAGGTTAACCCTGACGCACCAGTTACAATCCCTGTAACTGAATTAGGTGGGGCATTGATAGCACCCACTTCTTGAGACTCTACAGAACCCTTAACAGTAACTTCATCTGCTATTAGGTATGTAATAGTGATAATGGAGATATTACTAGTGTCGCTTGTAGCTATCTCCAATTGCTCATTGGGGGTATCTACTGTAGCTGTCCACGTAGCATCTACATCTAAATCTATGTCAGCTTTAATACCGTTAAGTATCTCTAAAGCTGTAGCTGATCCATCACTTGTATATGTGTACTCAGTTGCATTAACACTTAATGTATATACTGTAGTATCTAACAGCGTAGCTACAGAGTACTTAGCAGATACACAAGAGTTGACACTGATAGCAATACTATTAACTACATCAAATCTATCTAATGTAATAGGGTTGCTTAGGATAGTCCCAGAAGGTACTGTGGAGCCATTCTCCCCTACAAAGAGTTGCCCAGTGGTAGTTGACTTAGCTCCAGCCTGCCTAGGTACACTAATAAGAACACCAACGTCATCTAGGTTGCTCCCCTCTGCTTTAAGTGGGTTGAAGTTATCATTAACCGCTTGTGCTAAAGCCCACTGATCTGCTTCTGCTAAAGAGATAATGTTATTAAGTTGTCCCAGTAACTCATCATCTCTTGTGCTTATGTCTGGGTCTATATTCGTTTGTTCTGCTAACACTATGTCAGCTAATACTTCTGGTTGTCTTTTAATCACCAACCCAGCTTCAGTCAATCCAGCCATAATTCCTCCAAATTAGATAAATACTACTGGGAGGTTGTCTACTACAACCCTCTCTCCAGAGTTAGTCTCAGCTTCAAATGACACTGATAAGTCTTGTGTAGCTAAGTCTAAAACTGAGTCAAAGGAAATCAACCTAGTTATATTCTCTCTACCTAGAATGTCTTCTTGCAATGCTGCATCCATGAGTCGCTTGCTAGATTTGCCTAGTAATTGTATATTGTTATAGTCATTAGCTAAGTAGGGAACTCCTGCCTCTACATTAAATGCCCACTCACCTCTGTAAGTACTCAATGAGATAAGTACTTGTTGCCTACTAGATTGCTCTATAGTAGAGGTAAGCTGCATTGAGTTATTAGATAAAGATATATCACCTGAGTTGGTGTCTAATAAGAAATCAATTGCCATTGTTTTAATGCCTGTGTTATCTATCCTGCGCTTACGTTACTAGATCCTGGAGATAAAGTGTGTCCACAACTCGCAGCATCACCAAACCTACAAACTCCTATGCCTTCTGCAAACACTGTAGAGCTTCCTCCCACCATCACTGCTGACGTATGTGGAGGTAAGCCATGAGAAGCTACTGCATCTCCTATGAGGGATACAGGGACTCCATTAACTGCTACAGAAGTAGCTCCTGGGCCTGTAATAGATCCCCCTGCTGAATCAACACCTACTCTACCTAATGCAGGCATGTGCAACTCCTTAGTTGAGGTTTATATTGGTAGCTGTCATGTTAATATCTCCACCAGCATTAATATTCATATCACCTGTGGTGTTCCATGTCGCAGCTCCTGCTACAGTGGCAGTGACATCACCATTAGGCTTCATCTTAATTGAACTGCCTGCAAACTTAAGTTCTACATCTGTAGGGTTAGGAGATAGGTTAGAGCTTTTAGTGTAGAGTCCTGCTATAGCTATTGCATCTGTAAGGGCATGATACCTAGCCGTCTTAGGGGATTGCTGTTTAGAGCCATCACTGTTAGACCAATTATCAATATCCCTCATAGAGAATAGCAAACTCACTCCATCTCCTACAGCTACTGGGAAGGACAACATGCCACCTCCTGCTGAAGGGAATACAACAGGTACATTCTCTATCTCTTGAGGTACTTGGTAGAAGCCATCTTGCCATAACCTACCTATGAGGGGCTGCACATCGACTGTCTGTGTATTCTCAAAGCTAGTGATCTTAGTTATCTTTGCGGGGAGCATTGTGTACACACCAGACCTAATCCTAGCTTCAACAACAGATTGTATAAAATCTAATTCTGATTCACCTGCCATCTTATATACTCCTCAAAGTGGCAGTAGTATTCCACTGACTACCTTCATAACTCATTCTATGTTTTACAGCTTGCACTATGTAGTCTCCGTCAGAAGATCCTCCTGTATCTAGGATGACCCTTTTATCTGTGGTTATAGCTCCATTAAGGAAAGTCTCAATAATTACTCCAGACTTACCTCCTTGTAGGTAGCTTACACCAATAGAATCTTTCTCTGGACGTACAGGTTGTTTAAGTAGCTCTGAAGTTATTGTCACATAATCATAGAGAATAGGTGTTCCAAATATTGTCTTTGGTCTGACATAAATACTCCCCATTGAATAGAAGACTATATATCCTATCTCCTCTGCGATATCTTTCAATACTTCGTGTATAGTCCCCTCATAGTTCCTCCCATTCTCTAATCCCGTATCTGGAGACCTGTATGTGGGATTCACTGTAAATAGGTCTGGAGAGATATTGGGAGTAGAGAAGAGGGATGTATCTACATTGAATAAGTCCTGATCAGAGTACTCATCAAAGTCCCCTGTGGGTACACCGTTGTCGGCGTAAATCTTCAGTAGAGATTTTATAGTATCTGAATAAGTATCTCCAGATTCAGCTCTACCAGATACTCTCAAGTTCTTAACTGCAAATTGGGAATCACTGGCTATAATAGTAGTAATACCATTATCCTTTTCCCTTCTAGTCTTGACACTAGCTATCTGACCTACAAAAACTAATGGGAATTTAGTTGATCCCTCATATCCAGCTTTTAGGAATATTGTGTCATCTTGTCTTATCCTTTCCAGTGTGCTTTTAGATAACCCGTAAACCTTTATTACTGCTGGGCCAGATATGCCACTCTTAGAAACTCTTGTCTTATCTATATCTGCTGTGATGTGTAAGTTTGTGATCTTTATTGCGTTTTGAGTTTCTGTTATGAAGTCGGGAGTAACGCCAGCAGCACTAGGATTAGATATTCTATTTAATATCTCATCACTATCTACTAGGGAATCTTGCCTAGCAACTACTAACTCGTACTTGTGTAGGAAGTTCTGATCTTGTGCCATTATTGATTAATCTCGCTTTCACTAAAATAGATTAGCTCGTAAGCCTTACCTATGCCAAGGTTATCCCTCCCAACATCTAAACCATCTTCCTTGGATCTTACACAGTAAATATCTCCAGAGAAATTATCCAGTTGATACCTTCTTAGTAGGGATTGATTCTCCATGACTTTCACACCTGCTTTAATTAATCCAGCAGCATTTGTAGATATATCTAATCTCCACCTATTATCTCTAGTATTGAACGTGTACTTGATGTTATAGACAATACCTCCAAGGGACACTTTCTGTGTGTCAACAGAGGATACAGGAACTTCTAAGCTAACTGCCACAACCTCACTCCTTAATTAAAATTAGCACCTTCTGGGTACACAAACCTAATGAATTCTCCAGTATCTAGGTTTGAAGTTCCTAAATTACCTACGACCACAGTGTTAGCGGCTTTGGGAGTCTCTTCTGCCACCTCTGTAACATCTATCAGATCTACTGCAACTTCTCTAGTTACCTCTGTAGCTGAGGAGACAACTCTTATCTGTTTAAAAGATAAAGCCACTTTGTAAGAGGCTCTACCTGTTGTGGTAACTCCATTTACCTTGTCTTGAGAGAACACCATAGAAGTTATGATGCAGTTTCCTACACTATTCACACCACCACTTTGAAGCCCAGTGTTAACAGTAACTCTTTCTTTCCTGCCTCGTATACCCTCAAGCTCTTTAATGAAAGATGTTGTAGAAATGTTGTCACTTCTTGCAGCTTTAACATCTGAGATGACTCCTCTCATAGAGATTGTTTGCCCAGAGTTAACTACGTTATCTACAACACTGGAGCCATCCTCAACAGGAAACTCACTGACTTTAGAACTAAGAGTCCTACTTACTGATACCGTAGCATCTAAGTTGAATATATCACTTGAAGTGATAATGGAAAAATTGGATATTGCCATAATACCTCCTTATGATACAAGCATTTGACTTCTATTAACTGCACCCATCTCTTCCATAAAGGTTCTGGCTATTTCTGTGCCATCAGCACCTTCACCAGCTTGGATAGTTAAGCTTGCTATATTAGTACTGTTATCTGAGCTGGCCTTACCTTTAGGAGTGCTATTACTTTTAGCATCTGCGAACATACCTTGATCTGTTAAAAAGTCTAACCCTATAGATGCAGCTTCGATTGCAAGACCTACACCTGCAGCTCTGAGTAATGCCCTCATAGATGCAGCCAATGTGAAGTTAGCTTTAGCTGCAGTTGAGGCTCCAACTGCGTAAGACAGCAGACCTTTACTTCCGAACAAGAATGCAGTTCCTATAGAGATCATCTTTGGAAGTAGAGCTAGTAAAGATGGGACTAACCTAGTTAGAATAGCTGCTGATAGCAACCTAATTCCCCAAACAATTCCTTGCCCCTCTCCAAACCCTATAAGCTGTGCTAACTCATCTAGTACTCTAAATGGAAGTGCAACTGCATCTCCTAGCACCTTAAATGCGTAACCTAGTGCCACCAGAGCAGGAGATAAAGCTTCAATAACAAGCCTAATACCTGAGAATGTCTCAGCTAAAAACTCACCTAACCCTGCCTTTGTCATATTATTTACAGCTTTCTCGAAGGAGGCTAAAGCCCTGTTCTCTTCTGCTGTGATAGACTGCCTAGCTGCTGCGGCTGCTCCTGAATCTTCTGCTTGTTTCCTTAGAAGTCTAGAAGTAATCTTTACAAACTCTTGTGCAGACACTGTGCCTGTAGCAATAGTCTTCCTCCAACTGTCAGTCTCAAAGCCCATCTCCTTAAGGGCTTTAACAGCCGCTCCGGAGAATTGAGGCATCTGATCTACAACTTGGTTCATGTCCTGTGCTTGGATAACAGAACCAGACATCATCTGTCTGAAACCTAAGAATGACAACCTAGCTGCATCAGCACTTAAACCCGATGAAGCAATAGATGTGGATAGGTTTGTGAAAACACTTCTAGAATCTGCTGCACTCACTCCACCAGATAATGCTGCGGAGTTAAACTGTGCGAAAGAAGAGGATGTATCTTTAAGACGTAACCCTAAATCTTCAGCTACTACAGATACAAAGGCTAAATCCTCTGCTGCTTGCTTCCCACTACCACTTGCACTCATTGCTGCAATTCCAATATTCTGGAACTCTGTAGCCATTCTCTTGACTGCGTTGGCTCCAGCCAATAGAGCAAATACAGATACCCAACTGCTAGCCATGTTCTTCAAAGACATTGACAACCTATTAACTGCAAACTGTTGTGCTGTCAAGTCTCTTGTAAGTCTTTTAGATACTGTATCTAGTGCTTGAACTTCTAGCTTAGTCCTTCTTAAGTCTCTTGAAAATTCAATAAACTCTTTAGAGTTCTTATCAGTGATTGTTGCTAATTTAGCTTCTGCTTTAGATAATCTCTCTATTTGCTTAGTGAGGTTCCTTGCATTAACTGCTGCTGCGTCACCCCCTAATCCTGAAGAGCGTGTCTTAGCAGCCTCTGCTTGCCTTCTAGACTTATCTATGCTGAACTCTTGCTGTAACCTAGAGCCAGCACTAAAACCCCCTGTAGAGGCTTTAGCACCCCTTCTGGAGCCTCCCCCAACGGAAGATTGCATTTTAAAGCTCTTACCTAACTTAGCAAACTTCTTCTCTAAAGCATTAATCCCTTTAGTAACTTTGCTGTCATCAAACTGAAGCTGTACTGTATAATCATCTAATGTCAACATCTACTGTGTCACCTTTATTTTGTAGGTTTTTTAGCTGCAATCTCAGCATCTAGGTTGACTGCGGTTTCTAACGCACTCCCTATTTCTATGTGCTCTTTAAGCCTTAGTATGTCAGGAAGTGTGTATTCGTAACGTAACTTATTAAAGTCTCTGTCAGCAGCAGGACAGTGAGGGCTACTAGCCATATTCAAGAAGAATCTATCCTCATCTGGGATGAAACATTCCTTCTCTATTCTTCTACTAATGTCTCTGATGTTTCTTCCTTCTTCGGAGACATTGCCTCTTTCCAGATACGGGTTATGGAACCCTCGTCCATTCCCTTGGACTTTAGATATCCTAAAAAAAAGTCACCAAAGTTCTCCCTCAATGCAAACTCAACTACAGCAACAAGTTCTCCATAGTTCCCTGCAAAGTGAGTGTCAAATTCAATCTTGTGGTCATTGCAGTAGATGCCATCTGTTAATTGCTTGATGATCTCTACAATGTCAATCTTATCTAATGCACCAGTTAATGCGATAGCTATGTTAGTACACATACCAGTGCCATCAAATGTATCTCCATCTACCATAACTCCAATAGATGTACCAAATAGCTTGGCTAACTTATTACCTAAAATTAGTCCGTGTGTTGCTGGCAAAAGCCTTAGTTGATAGCTCTTCCCATTAATCTCTTTTTTCTTATAGCCAGACATTTGTGCGGCTTCTTGTGCGATATTCATATTTTATCCCTCCAGATAAAACGGGGGCTTTTTACGACCCCCTACTTATTTAAAACCTACTAGTTTAAGAAACTGCCAATACTCTCGATAGTAGCTACTGCATCAGTTAGTTCAGAAGCTGCTGAACCAATACCTTCAGGTACAGATAAGAAGTGCATAGTGCTACAGAAGATAACCCAATCACGAGTTGATCCAGTGGCACTAGAGCCAAGACCAATAGTAGGTGCAATCTTAATATGGGCATCTGACAACTTAGCTATAATAGAGCCAGAAGGATCTGTAATAGTGAAGCTACCAATTGCTAACTTACCAGAGCTACGTTGTAACTGTAGGACACTTGATAAGAAGATGTTTCCAGGAGATTGTTGCTCTAAACTAATAGTGCAAGTACCTGTCTGGTCTGGGCTAATAGAGATAGAGACAGAACCATCTGCACCTACTTCTTCGTCAGTTAAATCTGAGTTCAAACTAAACTCTACGAAGCTGTCTGGAGCTAAACCTGATAAGCTTTGGTTTAAATACGAGATCTTTACTTCGCGTGATGAATATACGGGCAAATTTGCCATTTATTTAATCTCCTATTAAGATTGTGCTTGATAAGTTAGGCTACCAGTAATACGGATCGTTTGCATAGCTCCACTAAGGTACGCTACGAAACTGCCTGAGAAGTCTTGAGCTGCTACATCACCAAAGCTAACATCTGCCCTGCGTGGGAAGCTAATTACATAAGGCTGCTCCATCTGTAAGATATTAGGCTGTGTCTCTGTCTCTACATAGCGATCTAAGGTAGACTCTAATACATTCTGAACACGTCCAATACCTGAATCTGTGTAAGGTACTACAGGAGTGTTAATCAAGAAGTTCTGATAATTCTCTGTAATCCTTGCTTCTAGGAAATCTCTATTACGGATGAGGTCTACAAAGAAAGTAGCTCCACCTGCAACATTACCTCTACGTGTAATAGTAAGTCCACCTACAACTTCTGTGAAGCTTGCATTCTTATCAGTTAGGTTGCCCTTCTGAGTAGTTGTTAGTAAGTATCCAGTTAAAGGGTTCTTAGCAGCACTTGAACTAGTACGGTTATTTGCTACAATCTTCTTTCCTGGATCTGAAGGTGCTAGGATAGAGATATATTCCATCTCGTGAAACTTAGTATCTGCTTCATCATGGAACCAGCCAGAAGTACGGAAGTAAGCACCTTGCTTCAGTTTAGACAACGTATCAGCAGCTACTTCAGAGTAGACACCTAAGTTATCTTGTTCTTGTACAGTTAACCAATATTGCTTAGTACGAGCTTCAATGTCAGTAGCTAGTGCCAATACAAAGGCTTGTGTATGGTCGTTACAAGCTACAAAATAGAAGTCATCATCGGCTTCTGTAATAGCGACCATCATATCAGCAGCAGTTTGAGTAGTAGTTGTTACATACGTTAAACGTGCTACATCAGTCACTGCGTAAGCCACTGTGCCAGTTTTAGATAAAGTTAAGCTACCAGTGTTATCTACTACGGTAACGCCTGTAGGAGAGCCTAGAGCTGTCACAAGGGCAGTAGCGATAGTAGTTGCTGTCTCTGATCCAGTGGTGGTAGTGAATGTTGCGGTAGTAGTTACATCAGCAGTGTCTAAGACTTCTACAGTGTAGATCTGACCAGCAGTGGTTGCTGCTACAGGAGTAAATGTAATATCATCTACTTCACGTCTACCTACTTTAACGATAGTGGGGTCAATGTCTTGTGAGAATGCTGCTTGTAGTGCTGCATACACATCTGAATCTGTAGGGAAATCAACTTGAGCATTCTCAAATGAAGTATAAGAGCGAGTAAGCTCTTTAAACCACACATGGTCTGCAACAAAGATTGGAATCCCAAAGCTGGCTCTACTAACCCCAGCCACGTCTAATGAAATTTGAACGGTTACTATTTCTTGATAAGCCAAGATTTTATCCCCTTTTGAGAGTTTTTAGTTTTAAGGTACTGACGTAACAAATACGTCTAATGGAAGTGGTGATGGGTCATCTACATTCTTAGCTAATTCACCATCAAGATTGATAGTATCAAACACACCTTGTTGTATATCTGTAACACGATCAGTTATGTTAAATGTAAGATTAAATGCTGCAACTTCTAAGTTGTCTGTTGCCAGACTTTCAGGAAGGCTATTGACATCAAATGTCTGCTCAAGCTTGCCTGTAGTGTTAGTGTATATAGTGTCTAGCACCCTGCCTATTCTAAAGAAGGATTCTAGTTTATGAGCAATACTATTAGCATTGCCGCCGTACACTGTATATTGTAAAAGGAGTTTGTAGTTAGTCTCGAAGTAAGGTTGGTCTAGCTCATCAATACCTTCATCTAGAAGCCACCCATTAGTCTTAACAGTACTTAGTATGTCAACAACTATATAAGGATAGCTAGGTGTGGTGGCTGGATCTCTTGACTTAATAACAGAGGGGGTTTGAACACCTCCTACATTAATAGTTGATAGGTCAGTCCCCACTCCTTCCTCTGCAACCCTTATGAATTCGTTTACTATTACCTCATAGTCTAGTGCCATTACAAACTCCCATTAGGTGCTTTATCTTTTCTGATAATGATAGCTTCATAGTGATCTATGCTGAGGCCATGCCTATTCCAATTACTAACAAAGAAGACTACATACTCCCTGCCATCAATAGTTGTCTCATCAGCTTTTAGGTTATTAAACTGGTCTGCTACTCTAAGCTCATCCTTAGTCCACACAACTAGTGCATCCTCAGATCTGATACCCTCTGGAAGTACTACTTGATCTTTACCTTTCTTGTAAGGTTGGATGCTAGACATTGTATCGAATAGCTCAGGAGGATTATCTACATAGTTTCTATTAGCATCATATTCCCCCCCTTGCGCTCTAGAGATAGTCATGGGTATTCTTAATAATGACAACACTATTTACTTAACTCCTTCACTGTGTTACCCTTTGATGTACGATAAGCTGCATTAGCTGCTAACTCACCAGAATCAAACATTGGGGTATTGGTGTTCTTCGTAGGTGGCATATAAGGCCCTATACGGCCAAATACAGAGGCGTAATCCCTTCGTAGTACTATCCCTATGTCATCAAGCAAAGAGGCCGTAGAGGAGCTATTAAGGACGTTCTTAGACCACCTACGGTATGCTGCTTTGATGTCTGGGTGTCTATGTATCTTATGAGACTGTATCTCAGAGAAAGAGAAAGATAAGAGGGGATTTCTAACAACTCCCTCATTACCTTTAGCAGCACCTAAAGACCATATCTTAAGTAGTTCTGGATAGGTTAGATCTGAGTCACCATGTAGGCCACTAGACTTGAAATGCCCTACCTCTACACTACTGTTATGTAAGCTCTGTAGGCTCTTTAGAAGCTTTGATGTGGCTCCGTTTTTCTTTTTTATTACTTTTGCTTTCAACATTAGGTTTCACCTTTGAGGATACATCCACTTCAACATCCTCTATGATGTTGCCTTCTTTATCTTTGATTATTCGTCTTGCTGTCATAATTACCTCTGCTCTACTAGGAAAAAGCTATCTACCTCTGCTATCACATCTGCATTTCCTGATGCGTTAGCTACTTGTAACTTTACATAATCATTCTGATCTAAATCTACTGTTGTTATCATGTTAAAGAAAGCTACATCTCTTGGCCCAGACAAACTGTTTACCAATCTTTCTTGAGTGGCTACATCTACAAACATTGATGCACTGTTATCCCACTTAACTACTTTAATCAGAAGCACCTCACCTGCTGTGTTCCTAATAACTAAGTCTGAAGTAATCTTATAAGACCTTGGATCTAAGCCTGTGTGCCTGAGTTGTCCATTAGCAGGGCTGTCGAAATGTTGTAAGTCTGAGGTAGTGTATGTCCCTGCAAGATCATAAAAGACTCCTTGAGTGGCTATACTTGTAGTTACTTCAGAAGATACGTTAGCCATACCCCCTACAAATGTATTCTCTGCTCCAACATTATTAGTCCATGAAGATGCTAGATCTGCTTTAGATATATTAGGTGATATATTACTGTCAAGAGGGTTAGTTACACCATCCCTTGTTATGATAGCACCATTCAATTGTAAGGTTGATGGATTAGGGAAGTTTGCTTGGCTAAAATCTAGTAACGCTGCTGAAGCTGGTAGGTCACAGTTAATATCTGTAAGGAACCTGCTAGACATCTGGAAGGTCGCTCCAGCCTTAAACAAGGGTTCAGTCATTCCTGCTGATAGGTTTCTTACTATTGAAGTAGTTATCCTGAAACCCCCTACCCATACTCCATCTAGAGTTAAAGTAGGTGTACCTCCAAAACGTCCTGTACCTTCCTCAAGACCTTGCCTATAGTTCAGTATGGTTCCTAGTGATGTACAGTTGTTATAATTAATTCTGTCAACTTCTATAGCCTCAAAACCTGTATCTCCAACTAAGTCATATACTTGGGAATTTGAACCTGTCACTTCAAAGAGCATGTCTTGAAAGAGGACATTACCAGATCCACCTACAGGAGAGGTAAACATACTATAGTTATTCTCTGTAGAATATAGCCCAGCAATCTCAAAGTTGTAGCTAGACATGTGCAAGCCGCCTGCTGGAACTTCTACAGATGTTGTTCCCATATCTATTAGGCCATCAAGGAAGTATTCTTTAGTCGAGTCTAGCACTCCTGAAAGGTCACTTGCTGCCTTAACTACTACAAGACTCTCTATACCCACACCAAGTAGACTATTAATAGTTGTCCTCTTAGTAGTGCCACCTTGAACTATTGGGACTGTCTCTGTGCCATCCAAGACACCTGATGCTGGTAAATTTAATATTGTTGAGTCTGCCATCTAAACTCCCTCTGTCCCTATGATTATCTTAAACCCATCTTCCTGCAGAAGGAAAAACCCATCCTCTTGAAGTAGGAATATGTCTTGAGTAGTAGCCAGAGGAAACTTATTAAGCACCCAATCTAGCAGTGATGTATTGATTGTATCCATTCCAATCTCCTTTATCTTACTCTATACGAATGCAGTACCTTTGCCTTTCTTACTTTCTTCTGCTCTCATGTATATGTTTCCTGCTGGCACTCCACCTGTCTTAGTGATTCCATCGAAAGGAGGGAGGACACCATAGTCAGTTGTTCCTGCTGCTGGAAGTGAAGCAGCTAATACGACTCTGATAGGGGAGTTACTTGAATTCTGTGCAAGTACATCTGTAGCACTTGATATTAATACATAAGCTGTATCGTCAAAAGGTGTTGAGGTTGTAGCCATTATCTATTCCTGTTATAGTGTTAATTCTGATTCATCTGGGCAGTCATCTACTACTACAGGATCTCCTGGATTAATAAATATGCCGATAGCTATAGATGGAGAGTAGCCACCTCCAGGAAGATAAGGACATACATCAGGAAGAGTTTTTATATACTCATCCCATACCTTACTTCCTGTGCCTTGGAACCTCTCTACTGAGATGCCGCCTACTCTCTCTTCTTTAATAGCTGCTTTATCTACTACATACTTAGACTTATTAAGGAAAGCTGCTGCCTTCAGAGTCTTACATAGAGCTTCAGAGTAGTAGATGTCATCGTCTTCTGGTATCTGGTATGTGACTACAGATGTTGCTATTCTAGTAAGCTCTGTATCTGTTAAGACATTTGAAGCAGGTAGATAACTCTTTGTATCTGTCACAAGGGTTGGAATGTTAATAGCTGCCATCAAGTTTGTCCTGTGTAATGCAATGAACTTTATCAATAAGCACTAGTTATAATGATTATTGATAAAGGGAGGGTCTTTACAGACCCTCCAATGCTTTATTACTTCTATTAGTTAGAAGAGGTTAAAGCTCTAATCAAACGTGGGTTACGGTTCATGTAAAGGACGTTAGTCTCTTCCCACAAAGTAATACCCTTGCTGTCATCTCGCTTCATCCAGCCATACTTAGCTTGAGCTTCAGTGTTAACAAATTCCATAGTCTGTGCAGGAGTGTATGCACGAGCCATAAAGTTGTCAGCGCCAACAGGAACCAAGTAAGCATCAGCATCAGCAATAAGCTTAGAACCATTGATAGATGCACCATAACGGATGTAACGAACACCATCAAAAGAATCAAAATACTGATAGTTAAACTTACCATCACCAGAGCCGAAGCTGTCAGTAGGTACTTGCATAGATTGTAGATCTAATGCACCACGAATATCACGAGCTAAACCTTCTTGACGTTCAAGAACTAGACGACCGTTGAAGAAGTCTTTACCACACAAACAGATAGTCATGCTAGAAGAGTTCATAGACTTCTCTACTTCTGTTTGAAGTAATTCATCTTGACCTTGCATGGTTTGCCATACGTCAGTGTTAGTACCTAACAAGATATCTACTTTAGCGGGACGAGCACCACCTGTAATATCTGTGTAGAAGTTATATTCAGTTTGTGGGCCACCTAGAGTAATGTTAGTATCTAGAGTAAGAAGTTGAGCGAAAGCTAACTCCTCAAACATCTGCCAACCTTTCTGCATCTTACGAGTCATAGTCGCAACAGAATCTTCAGCAGTCATAAACTCATCAGTACCAAACTTGCGCTTACCTGATAAATCTTGTGGAGTCATGTTACCACGAATACCAAAAGAACCACCTTCATAAATCAACTGACGAGGTTTGTCTTTCTGAACATCTGGGCCTTTAGCATCAAAAGCTTTACCAGCAGGCAATTGAGCAGTCTCAGTGATATCATCATACTTAACAGTAGTTGTATTTAGGTTGAAGGTATTAGCTTCACCACTAAACAAGGCAGTTAAAAGTCCTGGAGCTACTTCTTGACGCTGTACTGCGCCAGTTACATTTTCCATCTCAAAGGAGTTACCGTTTGAGTGGCTTAGTGCTTTATCAACACTTTCTACATTTGCTTCAATCTTCATTGTAGTCTATTATCCTTTGATTAAGAAGTGTAAGTTGGGCTTACAACAGTTGCGTTATCAACAGTAGTGATACGTTGTAGTTCAAGCTGTGCTAGGAATGCTGTTTGAGCACCAGCATCTGCACTACCCCAAACCAAACCAGTCTCAGAGATAGCAGCATCACCACGATATAAGATAGTCATTTGTGCAGCAGCGTCAGCTAAGTTAGTATCTTCTTTGTTCATGCCCAAGCCAAGCTTGTCACCAACAGATAAACCTAATACAGAACCATCTTTAAGTGGAGAACCACCTGTAGAAATTACTGTAGCGATTACTTGTGCAACATATACTTCAAACTTACCAGAAGCATTGTCCCAGATTAGTGGAATACCAATGTTGTCAGTAGTTCCTGCACCTTCTACAGCTACAGTATCAAAGTTGAAACGGACAGCATTCTCATTACCAAAGTTTGCGTAGCCTTTTACCAAGTCGGATAGAATTGGACGACCAGTTGAGTTTACAGGCATTATTTATCTCCTTTTTTATTTAGTTTTTCGTAAGCTGCATTTGCTTTATCTACAAAAGATAACTCTGCTTGAACTTCAGCTTCACCACTATCACCAGCTTCTTCACTTAATGATTTCTGTAACTCAGTTTCTGGCGCTTCAACCTTGGCAGCTTCAACAGCTTTAGTCACAGCTTCTTCTTTAGCTGAGACAAGCTCTGCGTAAGATTTAAGCACTACGTCTTTAGCTTCATCACTAAGATCAGCTAGAGCTTTAGCCACTTCTTCAGATTCAGTGAATTCGTATGAAGCGATCTGATTAGATGCCTTCTCAATAGAGAGGTTCTTTTCAAGTGCCTCAATTTTAGCTAACGCTTTTTCTAATTTTTCGACTGACATAAGATCTTTATTTCCTTTAGTCATTTTAGTTTCCCCTGTATCGCTCTTGACAGAGGAGGGGGGTTGGGTATCACTCAACTGCTTGTGCAGAGGAGTAAATTCTTCATTAACCTTACTTAGAATAGCTAGCTGCTCTTCTGAAGGTTTGTCAATATTCTTGGCCTTTAGTAAGAAAGGCTCATTTAGTAAGCTTGCAGCACCACCTTGATCAGCAGATGTATATGCTACATGTGCCCCATCAAACTGGAAGTTAATACCTTTTAAGGTGCTTGTAGCTCTAGGTTCTGATTGTATATCTTTCAACTTAGTCATTCTCTATGGCCTCCACTACGCCTTTGGCTCCTATACTTAATCCTTGTAGCTCTCCATTCTTTCGTAGCTCCCAAGCATCTTTGTCATTAAACTGTACTTTAACAATGGGTTGACCTTCTTTAACTAGGGAATCACCAATTAGGCATTCAGCTTCGTTAATCCAAGCTTTCTCAATAGTGAAAGTTTCAGTTTGATGTGTGTGGAAGAAACACGATTGGAGTGTGCCATCATCAATAGCTTTATTAAGGCTACCCACCATACCTCTCATCTCATCAAGAGAGATCGTAGCTCCGTGACCATCAACGTCACCAGCACAAATATACAGAGGCTCAATGGCTATCATTTGCTCTTCATTGAACTGCTTGATAACTTGCTGAGTGTTATCCTGAGAATGTCCGAAGAACTTAGTAAGTACTCTAAGGACTGATTTCTCTGTAGAGGTTTCTTCTAGAGGAACAAAATCAACCCACTCTATACGCCTAACAACTCTCTCAGCAGTTTCAGAGAAAGAGACATCTGTACCGTTTGTGGCATAGGCTACTTTCCAGTAAGTCTCTAATCCAAACTCGTAATCATAAATCTCAAAGTAGGCAAAATCTTCATCAAAGTCATAAAGGTATGTGTAAGCATCCTCACAACAATCAACAAATGTATTGCCTAGTGCAGCACTCAGAATAGACTTCTTATTCTCCATCGTGCTCTTACTAATTAAGCTTTCCTTTTGGGAAGCCAGTAGATCTTTCAATAGGGTCACTATAGACCTCCTCTGTTATGCTGCATTATCTGAGTTGGAGTCACTACTTGCACCTCCAGATTGGGATGTCCCGTTTCCTGATGTACCGTCAGAAGCTCTACCTACGTCACTTGTATCTCCATCATCAAACACTAAGTCCTCGATACCTTCTATGGGCAAGCCCATGTCTTCGTACCACTTAGTTAATGCTGCTGGGGTCATAGCTCCTGTAGCTTTTAACCTTTGGATAGCTTTTGATATAGCTTCAATATCAGGTTTAGAAGGATCAATCGTTTCAAACTTTGGTAAATCTTCCCAATCCAACTCTATATTGTTAATAGCTAGCAGGCGAGGAACTAGCTGGCTATTAATAGCATCAACCTTCCAACCAACATTTCTCTCAACATAGTAGTCATGAGTAGTCATCTGATTAGATGATAGGGCGTTACTGCCATGCCCTGATTGACCTAACAGAAGAAACCCAGCTCCAAATACGTTGTAGATACTCTTACGTTTCTGGTCAATGATCTCAGAGGTCTTATACTGCTTACCTCCTCCATCAATACCTTTAAAGCTTATGTCGTAGTCCCTACCTTTAGTGGTGGGGTCAATAGCACTAGATAAGACTATAAGAGCACTTGTACCTGCTTGTAACGCTGCTGCATTCTTCTGTAGCTCTTGGTAAGCTGCATACTCTGCTGGATAATTACTTGGATCTGCTGACTTCTCTATAAGTTCAGGTGGAGCATCAACTACAACAACACCTGACATATCCTTTGATACACCAATAACTTCATACTGCTCAATTAACTTCTTCTCTTTCCAAGCATCGTAGCAATGAAGGAGGGGGGAGTCGCCTTGAGGATTATCATCTACTGGGTTGTATCTAAAGTGTAATAAATTCTTTGAGTCAATGAAGGGGTAGTTATTAGTCTTCAAGACTCCATTAGAGATGTTATTGAAAGGTATATTACCTGCGAAGTCTTTAGTTTTAGGCTCTCTGTCCTTAACTAGCATAGGCTTCTGAACAAAACCTTTCAAATCTCTGTTGTTCTTGTCGAACACCCAACCATAGACTGAGGACTGTGTGCGAGGGGCAAGCTTCTTAATTACCCAATTACCTTTATACTTCCCGTACTTCCTCTTCTCTGTAACTAAGTTTAGAAGGGAGAACCCATGTTTTAAGTCAGAACAAGAAGAGCTTATTGCATCTCTCCAAGTGCCGAAGGTCATATTCCGAATACTGTAGTTTAGGAAGTCTGCTGCTATCTTACCTTTCACAGAGCCTTTAGGAGCAACAAATTTACCCTTGTCTAAGGACTCTAGCACTAAGGCGTTAGTTACATCAACAGAGTTATAAACTGCGTCATCTAACATCATTGCATCAAATGTGCAGAACCTTCGAGGCATAGCAAGTTCAGCTTTACGTTGATCCTGTATGTACCTACTGCTTGTAATGATGTGAGGCTGTCCCACCTCTACAGAGGCACTACCTACTGCCAGCTTTGGGGAAAGAGACTCAGCTTTGTCTAACTTAATTTCATCAGACATTTAAGTCTCCTATTTACTTGCTAGTCTTTGTTTTTGTAGGCTTCTTAGCTACAGGAGTTTCTACTTTCTTTGGTTCAACTACAGGAGCTTTAACTTCCACTTTTGGCTTCTTCTTGAACATCACAGCCTTAGCCTGATTGCCTGCAAATCTAACTCTACTCTTATCTTTATTAAGAGTTTCTAGAGGGAATGTATAACCATCTAAGATAGCCTTTTCAATCTCATAGAAGAATTCAGCCTCCCAAATAACTCCACTACCTCGTTGTAATATAACTAGACGATCTCCATCTACTTGCTTGCTGATTGGTTGATAAGCCATTTGTAATATTCCTTCTATTTAATATTGGTAGTCATCTCTCTCTAATAAGAGTGAGGATGCTAATGTTGGTGCATGTATTTGGTTTGTCGAGACTATCTTTGCCTTCCTAGCCTGACATAAGAAGTTGAAAGCAGACGCTGAAGCATCAGGCCAATCATCCTTCCTATTAGCTGATGACCTCTCTCCATCAAAAGCTTCCATTTCTGAGTAGAAGGCATCTAAAGTCTCCTTATTGGGAAAAGTGCTTTCCACTATAGATACTAAACCATTCTGACAAGATACGCTGAAAGGTTCAAACCTCTTGAGCTTAGACTTATTAGATGGCATTGGATCTGGCCTACAAGAGAAACCCTCTGAGACTAGCTTCTTGGATGCTTCTAAGAACTCCACCTTACCAGACTGTCCTGGATCTACTGCGAAGATGACTGTGCAATCTGTGCCATCTAACCTAGCTTGTTGCTGTATTAGGTTGTCTCTTTCTCCTGGACGCTTTCTAAATCTTCCAGTAATAGTAGTTCCTATATCGTGCATATCCTTATCAAAACTCCATGATAAGTAGAAGTTGCCATGTCTGTCCTTAGACATTAATGGACTTCCTGCTGTATAATCTGGGTATCTATTCTTGTCACTAGGCTCTTGAGATGCTTTATCCCATGCCCTTGCTTGAGTACAACCTAGTGGTACTTTATCTGCTTTAGATAGCCACTCTCTGTTGAAGTAGTTAGAACCTTCCTCTCTAGCATACCAGTTACCATCTAGCAGCCTAGCCCGTTCTATGTTTGGTAGGGCTTGTAGTTCTGCTAAGTAGTTTGGGTTTCTCTCTATAAGCAAGGGGTTGTCAAAGATTGTTGAACCTATAAAAGTAAAACTCTTTGGTGGAACTAGTACATTCTTTTTAGTGTTTGGGTTATATACAAAACAACTCTCTGGGTACTTCTCAATTAATTCTTCTCTTGTATCCCCAAATACAGGAACCCCATTTATAGTGACGAAATAGGTAATTACACCTAACATGTCCTCATTAAATAGCCCTGTCTCATCTAGGTAGCGTTCAACCCATCTAAGCACCCATGTATCTGCGCTGGGGTTCATTGCTGCCATAGTGAAGCTTGATGACTCTGCTGCTGAACGTAGTCTTGATAGTAGGTAAGTGAATTGCTGCTCACTAAAATGTGTAAGCTCATCCCAAAAGATAGCTGAGTACTGAAGCCCTTGGTGATCAATTCTATTCTTCTCATGCTCCATGTGCATGAACTTAGCAGAGCACCCAGTAGGGAAGTCCATATTCATAGACTGCTCTCTAACCCTAGGGTTGAAACCTCTGTACATGTCTTTAGCTTCTTCCCACAAACCACCTGCACCTGCTAGCTGTACTGATGTACGTCTGAAGTAGATAGCGCTGAAGTTTGGATCGTGTAGATACCTCATCAATCTTAGAAGCAATGTGTAACTCTTAGCAGAGCCTGCGGCTCCTCCAATGAAGATTACATCAGCATCTATGTTTAAGGCTAATTCCTGTTTGCCCTCTTGAGGTGCAAGTACTTTCCTCTGTGAAGACATACATCTTTCCTTTAATAACTACTGGCTCAAATACACCAATAGGAAAATTAATAAATGACTGCCTAGCCACCGAACCATGCTGGCAGTCCCGACACCTCTTACTACTATGAACACTTTACAAGTTAATGCAGGGAGTGCCTACAGGGAGTAGTGTGCAACCTAAGCTGCCTTGATGTCCTCTCCGTAAGCCTTAGAGGGTGTCACTTGTACACCGTGAGGCTAATTCTTTACTTACTTCTTAACTGATGTGAGGCTAATTACTGGGGTATAGGCATCGTTATCTGCACCTGATTCATTCCCTTTACTGCCTCCCTCACCTTTCAACTTCTCTTTATCTAACCACTTCTTATACTCAGAAGCCCTGAGTTGGAAGTCGAAGTTTAGTAAACCATTAAGGCATTTAAACTTGAGTTGGTCAGGGGTGTCTTTAGCGTTTGCTAATTCCTCTATCTTCTTCAGGTAATCCTCTGTCCTCTTACCTAAGTAATTCATCACTTGTTTGTCTGTAAGTGCCTTACCTTTAGCATTTGGTGGCCTACCTGCAGGGTTGCCAGAGACACCCTTAGCAAACTTAGTACTTTTCTTTTCTGTCATGTAATTTCTCCTATAGGTTAGCTGTACATCCACTCTTCTATTACGCTAATCTTCTTCAATTCCTTCTGCGGCTTCTGCGGCTATCTGGCATGACTCACATACCCTCACATCTACCTGCTCTGTCTGTTTATAGGCAGCAACGGATAAGCCGCATTCAATGCAATCATCATATTCGTTCATGTGTGGGTTCCTGAGAATTTGAGTCTTCTCTTGTGTGCCTCTCTTCTGAAGGCGGGGAAGGTTTCTGTTGACTTGGTGAGGTAGATGAGATATACTTCTTTTCTTACCTTCTATACTTTATTATATACACATTTTTCATAAAAAGTCAAGTGTTTTATTACAAAAAGTTATAAAAAGCACTAAATAAGGTATTTTTTATCAAAAAGGTTGACTTTTAGGGGGTAAGATGTATAATTCACCTAAGAATTAATAAAACAAAAGGAGTACTTGTGGGAAATATTAGAGAGTTGTTGTGGGAAGAGGGTGTCACTACTGTACAAGAATACCAACTTCGGGTAGAGTTCTATGGTAGTCTTACTAAAACAGGGGAGGGGTCTATGCCGCTTATGGACTATAAAGATGAAATAGGCGCTAGGGCAGATGTAATGCAGGAGACTCTAACTAATACTAGACTATTCTTTGGTGGAGGAGATACAAAGCCTCAAGGTTTTGGGTGGAAGGAGTACTATACTAGGGAGCTTCGAGATTACTTAGTAAGGGGTTTGGAGTCTTTTGACATATATGATGATTAAGGCTTGACAAGAGTAGATAAATATGTATATAATAGAGTATAGAAGTAAGTAAGTTTAAAGCGGATATAGATCAGTCGGTAGAGCGAAAGGTTTCCAACCTTTAGGTCATCAGTTCGATCCTGATTATCCGCTCCAATAAGAGCCAATAGCATATATTGATAATGCGTCTTATCTGATAAAGAGAAGAAGGGGGATCGTAACCCTCTTGGCTCACCTAATAATACACTTATAGCTCAATTGGATAGAGCAATAGATTTCTAATCTATAGGTTGCAGATTCGAGTTCTGCTGAGTGTGCCATATTAGTCTTGTAGTTTAAGTGGATAAAACACCTACTCCTGCTGGGGTAGTAGATATGAGGTTCAAATCCTCATCAAGATTATCTAAATACTCCTTGATGGAGAGTATAGTGCAATGACCTTAGAGTCCTTACATCAAAACGTAATCCTGATGCCACTATAGAGCATCCCCAGAGTGCTAGTAACTGGGCAACCCTGCACCACTCAACGATATTTGCGTCTACATAGGTAGGAGTGCGGTGGAAACGAGTATATTAAAGAGTGTACCTAGACGTTTGGTAACTAGGATTATTTAAAATACACATAGAGGAGGTAGTTCGATTCTACTATGTAGCGAAGTCTTGGTGACTAAGGTGAGAGGGTGCGACTCCCGTTATTATCCTGCCAGTGTAGGTAGCTTGACAGCTTGGAAAGACAAGCACCTGTTCTATGTATATTTTAAATAATAAATAAGCGGTTTTAAATGCAGTAAGCAATCGCTATATAAACAAACTTGACCAACTCTGAGATTGAGTCTAATCTATGTAGTACAGTATATGTCCAAATCCATGCAATGTCCAACCCTGACAACATGGTGAGAGGAGGGTTCTTCGGAATCAACTCGACACTCGTTACAGGATTATTATTAGATAACAGTTATCTTATTAAGTAATAATTATGCCAAACTGTAACTTTTACTTGAATTGTTGCTAAGTGTATGTTAATATAATTACATTACTTAGTACAAGTAAAGCGATGTTTACATCAATAGTTTAGCTATAGAGAGCCTGAGAAGTGCTTCAGTAGTATTAATTGTTAATATAAGTTAATGATTATACTCCTCTCTATAGTGGGGTAATTGTATCTGGAGGTTGATAAATGAATAAAATACACAGTGTTTACGTTATAACAGATGGTAAGTTTACTAAGATAGGGGTTTCTCAGAATGTAGAGAAGAGACTAAAAGCCTTACAGACTTCTAATGCTTCTAAGTTAAGTATTTGTGGTTATGTAGAAATGAATTCTGTAATGCAAGCTTATGCAGTAGAGAAAGAAGTTCATAGGGTTTACAATAAGTATAGAGTTAAGGGTGAGTGGTTTAAGCAAATAACTGCAGACACTTTTATCAGGAAGATCCATAAGGTTAAAGATAAGCACAGCCTTTATGTAGAATCTCATAGAAAATTATATACTGAATTACTAAGAGAAAGAGTAAAACCTGATGATCTAAAAGACTTCTTACTTAAGACTAAAGAGCTAGGTGCCACTCAGTACGGAATAGATGTATCTGATTATGAGGATTTTGAGTCAGCACCTATTTGCCTATATGCTTTAACAAGTAGTTCTAAGAAGGGAGGCAATAGAGTCCTAGTAGGCGCAATCAGCAGATCAGGAACAAAGATAGTAGATGATTATGATAGCTGTTTCTCATCTAAAGGTAGGAAGTTTTTATTATTGGATATTTAGGAGGTTAAAATATGTTAGACAGCAGTAGTAGCTCATATAATAAATTAACATTTAACTCTATATCAGGCACTTTAGTTAAAAGTGTTGCTGACTCAAGGTTTGCTAAATTCCATGTACATAGTGAGATGGCAGAGAAAGTATTCGCCAATCCCCCTATAATCTACAAACAAGAGATAGAGACTTTACAAATCATGCTTACTCCTAATGATTGTGTTATTATGGAATACAGATTTAAGGAAGATTAGCAATCATGGCAGAAGACTACGGAATAACATATTACCTAAGCGCAGGAGATCCTAGATACCCCACCTTAGTAATACAAGGTGATGATTATAGTGTTGGGTACAGCCTTAACAAGGACACTGGAGAGCTTAGACGTGTATGCCTATGTGCTGCTCACAGTGCTAATGAATGTTGTTGTGGGGCTTGGGATGTGGATGATCTAAGTACATAGCATACACGACAACGAGAGGAGATTGATAATGAAGTATTTACAAACACACAAAAGGAGTAATGATTATGTTTAACTTTTTCACAGATGCAGTAGAGAACACACTAGATATAGGTACTGGCTTATTAGATGGCGAACTACCTACCAACAACCAGATAGCTAGGTTAGTAGATGCAGGTTTATCTATTTATGCTATTAGTGAGGTTACAGGATTGGCTACAAGTGTTATTGAAGATATGATAGAAGATTAGGGCATGAGTACTACAAACAAAGATAAACCCTTTGCAATAGGTGAGGTAATAGAGTATTGTGGAGAGCAACACGAAGTTGTAGAGAATTATGGAAGCAGTGGCAGGGTTAAGTATGTGGGAGATACCAGTGGAGATACTTGGAGTTATCATTGGGAAGCTTACGGAGAAGAGTGTAAGAGGGTAGTGGATACAACATCCCCTCAGAGTCTCCCTAATGGCTTGTAAGAGCGTTTCTAACACAACCCTACTGCTACATAGGGTTATCTAAAACGAGCTTAGAGGAGATATTACAGTCTATGAGAGTCATGTTATTATTACTACTGGTTGCAGCTATACCTACAAATTATACACCACTATTGAATGTGGGAGATTGCAAACATTATAGGAGCCTGTACACAGAACCTATGAGAGATTATAAGAGGAGATGTTTGGTGAAAAAGGGTGGCCTATGGTTAACTCGGAAAGACTATCATGGTAACATGTCTTCTGAGATGTTAAATACTAGATATTAGGAGGTAACATGGATCTAATAGAGATATACGCATATCCTGCAGAGAATCCTGTGTGGGAAGAGTTTGACAAAGAGTGGAAACATGTATATGATTGGCGCACATATATCCCGTATGAGATAAGGGAATTATGGGATACACTTGACTTAGAGACTAGATGTATGCTAGTATGTGTAACGGAGCAAGTAGCTGATAGAGAGCATTGGAGTTAATTAAGAGGAGGTCACAGGATAAATGAGCAATACTACAGAAGAGCAAATTAAGCTAGATAAGTGGAAGAAGCGCATGAAGTTGTGGGCAGAAGACCCCATTCACGATATTCGTAAAGGTAATGTAGATGCTAAAGATTATCATTGGGGATTTCATGCTGGAATGTGTAGTATGGCTAAAGAGGCTATGGAAGTTGTGGAGTTATTAGAGGCAGGTGTAATTAATGAAGCTGCTGAGTTTGATAGTGAGAGTTGGGAAGATTTCTTGAGTAGGATGGAGGGATATAAATAGTGATTATAGTTGGAAGCACAGCAGCTAAATGCTGGGGAGTTAATAGGAAGAAGGAGCCACTTGACCTAGATATATGGGTTAGTGAGCATGAGAACTTCACTACTAAAGCTGATAAAGCTGTGCTACCACTACACATCTTGGAGGCTGTACCTCAAAAGTATGGCAAGGCTACTCAAGATGCACTGTACACAATTAAATGCTCTCACCTACAGTGGGACATAAAGTGGGATAAAACTAAGCTAGATATTCTATATATGCACAGTCAAGGTTGTAAGCTAATTCCTAGCTTGTATTTCATGTTGGTCGAACATTGGAAGGTGGAGCATGGAGATAAAAGCTACCTAAGCTTAAGCAAGAATAAGGATGAGTTCTTTGACGATCATGTCAAGTATAAATACGACCACGACTACTTACATGAACTTGTGAGCTACCCTGCCAAGCCACTGTACTTAAGTTTGCTGAAGGGTGACACAGTAGCTCTGGATAGGGGTGAATTCGAGAAGTTTACACAAGAAGATAAAGTAAGGCTATTCAGGGAAGAGGTTACAGTGATAGCTTTCGAGAGGTGGGTGGTATTTGATACAAACATCTCTTGGTATAAGGCACATAACCTTGCACTAAAGAAGGTTATAACTAGTCTAACTAAGAATTGGGCATCAGACTTTATAATACATAATCTAGAAAGTTTTACTATTCCAGATTACAGATACTTTAAACACATATTAAAAACACTAAAAACAGGGGATTATATTATGAACAAACTAGCACAAGAGAATATCACTGACTTATATGAAGAATTTATGGTAGCATTTCCTGAAGGAAACTATTACGACAATGTAGAGGGCTTCATATTTGAATTGGCAGAAGATAACTTCCACGGAGTAAAGCTTGCTTGGTTGGAAGATAAGGGATACAAGCATAGAATGCAAGAGGGTGGCGGTGAAGGTGAAGCAGAGTTTTGTGAGGCAGTGTTTACTGTTGGAGATAAGAATTACAGTTGTAACTACGCTTACTATTCTCATAATGGACATGAGTTTGATTACATATTAGGTACATTAGAATTTGTAGAGTCATCAACAAAAGTAGTGACAGTGTGGAGTTAGGTGTATGACAGACTTCAACACTCTATCTAAACAGATACATAAAGATGTCGTAGAGGCTGGATGGTGGCCTGATGGCACTGAGATTGAAACTAAGCTTATGCTAGTTATTTCTGAGATATCTGAAGCTACAGAAGGAGAGAGAAAGGACTTAATGGATGATCACTTACCTTCTAGAAAGGCTGGTGAGGTAGAGCTGGCAGATGCTTTGATTAGGATGTTGGATATTGGAGGTAGGTTGAAGCTAAGACATTGGCCTATTAGCTATATCACAAATAATTCAGAGGACATATTTCACATACATTTAGACTTATGTGGGTATGTCCTAGGCATGTACGACTATCTATGGGATCTCACACGTACCCGCAGTAAGACTCCCATTGAGGAAGAATACTCTGGGTTTATTGAGCAAATACTCTACACATCTAAAATGAAAAAGTATGATGTTGTAGCAGCCATGTACGAGAAGTTGGAATATAATAAAACTAGGGCTGACCATAAGCCAGAGAATAGGGCTAAGGTTGGGGGTAAAAAGGTGTGAAGCAGTGTGTCACAGAACAAGAATTAAACAATAAGGAAGGTACATGATAAAAGTAGTAGTTAAACGAGATGGTACGAAAGAAGAGTTTGATGCAACTAAACTAAATAAATGGGGAGAGTGGGCTTCACAGAAGTTAAAACGGGTAGACTGGCCTACAGTAGTAATGGATGCAGTGTCAATATCTCCATCAGAGTGTGGATCTACTAAACTACAAGCCAACTTAATTAGAGCTTGCCTAGACCAAGACTCGTGGGAGTACAACAAGATGGCAGGCAGGTTGCTATCTGTAATAATGGTTAAAGAAGTATTTGGCAGCTCAGAACATCCACATCTAGAAACAGTACACAAAAGACTACTAGAGAAAGGGTTGATGTGTGAGCTTAACTACACAACACTAGAGTACGAAGAATTAAATAAACACATTGACCACACTAAAGATCAACAAGCGGCTTACTTTGAGATTACACAGACCAGAGATAAGTATGCTCTACGAGATTCTGTAACAGGGCAAGTGTTTGAGACTCAGCAATTTACATATATGCGTATGGCAATGGCCTTAGCTGAGAGTAGATTTAAAGATGAAGAGAAAGTTAAGCATGCTAAAGATTGGTATGATGTATTTAGCAATAACCTATTAAATGCACCTACACCTAACTTCATTAACCTAGGAACTAATCTTAATGGTTATGCAAGTTGTGCAATTTACACTACAAATGATAGTGCTAAGTCTTTAGCTATAGGTGATCACATAGCATACACTATGACTTGCATGAGTGCTGGTATGGGTGGTATGGTAAAAACCCGTTCAGAAGGCTCTCCTGTCCGTAACGGAGCAGTTAAACATAGCGGGAAGTTGCCATATTATAGAGCCTTAGTAGGAGCTATTAATGCTAATAAGCAAGCTGGACGTGGGGGAGCATGTACTACTTATTATAATGCTTTTGATCCTCAAGTAGAAACTATTATGCGTTTGAAGAATCAACGCTCTACTGACTCCAAGAAGATTAGAGGATTAGATTATGCCTTCTCTCAGAATAAGTTATTCGCACGTAAGGCTGCAATGAATGAAGATATTGCTGTATTTGATTGCTATTCTGAACCAGAACTATTTGAAGCGATGTATGGTAAAGATCCTTTAGTATTTGAGCGTATGTACGAAGAGTATGTAAGTAATCATGTTAAAGTAAAGAAATTTATCAATGCACGTAGTTTATTACTACAAGCGTTTGATGAGGCATTTGAAACAGGTCGCCATTACTTATTCCAGATAGATGAAGCTAATCGTCACAATCCTTTTAAGGAGAGTGTACACAGTAGTAACTTATGTCTAGAGTATATCAGTCCTACTAAGGGATACGATGATATGCGAGACTTATACTCTACAGAAGATCATGGCAGAGGTGAGATTGGTTTATGCTCTCTTGCAGCTATCAATGTAGCTAATATCAAAAATGATGCAGAGTATAAGAAAGTAGCTTACCTAGCACTATTAATGATTGATATTTGCATACATAAAAATGAGTGGAGTTTACCACACCTAGGCGTAACTGCATTGGCTAGATTAAATGCTGGTGTAGGTATGGTGGGATTAGCTCACTTAATGGCTAAAGAAGATAAGAAGTATTCCTCTCAAGAAGGTAAAGACTTTGTACATGAACTAGCTGAAACACATGCTTGGCACTTATATAATGCCTCCCTTGCGTTAGGTAAGAAATATGGCAACGCGCCTTGGATGAATAAAACTATGTGGCCTGATGGTTGGTTGCCTTTAGATACTTATAACAAGAACGTTGATAGTGTTATTACAGTAGATAATAAAAGAGATTGGGAAGGGCTACGTCAACAGATCATTGATAATAAGGGTGTACGGTTTAGTATCTGTATTAACTTCATGCCAGCAGAGACTTCTTCTAAGGCATCTGGGACTACTAATGCTATCTACCCTATTAGAGAGTTAACTCTAAAGAAATCTGATAATGGTTCTAGTACTAACTGGGCTGCTCCAGATGGTGAGAAGTTAAAAGATAAATATGAGTTTGCTTGGGATATCCCTGTTAAAGATATGATTGATATTTACTCTATCTTACAGAAATGGTGTGATCAATCTATCTCTGCTGACTTCTATAAGAAGGTGGAGCTAAGTAAGATTCCATCTGATGAACTTATTCAGGAGTATCTATATATGGTTAAAATGGGTATGAAGACTCGCTACTATTATAATAGTATGACAAGTAAGAAAGTTAAATATGATGAAACAGAAGATGTATTAGACGATGATTCAGGAGAATGTGAAGATGGTGTGTGTAAGCTATGATACCTAGTAAAATATTAAATATAACCAAGACGGATTACGAGAGTAATCCTGTCTTCTTAGGAGAACAAGACCAAGGATTATTTGATACTATACATAAGAACCACCCTAATATATGGGGTTTCTATAAAGAGATCCGTAGCCTAGATTGGAGTGAAGATGAGTTTGATTTCTCATCCTGTAATCTTATGTTTAAGCAGTGTCCAGATGATATAAGAGATAAGATGATAAAAACCCTCGCATGGCAATGGGAAGCAGATACAGTAGCCAGTAGGCAGTTGTTTGCTATCTTAGCACCATTTGTCACATCAGATGAGATGACAGCTTACCTACTACGTGTTTGTGAGAATGAAGTGGTTCATGCTGCTACTTACTCTGAGATAGTTAGGATGTCTTTTGATAAGCCAGAAGAAGTGTTGCAGGATATACTAAGTATTAATGAATCTCTGCAACGTCTTGAGACAGTGGGTAAGGTGTTTGAGGAGACTCGTATTAAAGGTCTTAGATATGCACTGGGAGAGCTAGAGAATACTCAAGAGTTATACAATACAGTGTTTAAATTCTGTGCTACTATGTATGCACTAGAGGCTATCCAGTTTATGAGCAGCTTTGCAATTACATTTGCTATATGTGAAGCTGGTATGTTCCCTCCTATTGGAAAGGCTGTACAAAAGATTGCACAAGATGAATATGAAGTCCATAAAGAGTTCTGGAAGGATCTTATTAAACAAGAAATTAAAACTGAAAGAGGTAAGATAGCCTTAGAGCAATGCAAGGATGAGATAGAAATTGTATTAGATGAGATAGTAGACTCTGAACATGTATGGCTGAAGGAAGGTATGTTCGCAGATGGTAAAGAGTTAGTAGGTGTTAATGAGGAGATATGTGGCAAGTGGACTTTATTTAACGCTAAAGCTGTTTACAGGTCGTTAGGTATTAAGTCTAAATATACTATGCCAGCCAAGAATCCATTAAAGTTTATGGAACATTGGCTAGACATCTCTAAGACTCAACCAGCACCTCAAGAAGAAGATGTAGCAGCATACAAAGTAGGGATGATAAAAAGGACGGACGAAAATAAGACTTTTTTAGTTGACTTCTAAATACAATCGTAGTATCATAGGTTAAATTAAACTGGAGGTGTTACTATGAAAGTATTAGAAGGCAGCAGAAATATTGTTAAAGCATGGGTAGATGGGGTAGAGTTTGCTGATAATGTGCAAGAACAGTTATTGAATTTAGCAGATCTACCCTTCATCCATAAGTGGGTAGCATCCATGCCAGATGCACATCTAGGTAAAGGTGCAGCTATTGGTAGTGTTATTGCCACAAGCAAAGCAATTATACCTGCTGCTGTAGGAGTAGACTTAGGGTGTGGTATGCAAGCAGTTAAGACATCCTTAAAAGCGAGTGACCTTCCAGATAATCTACGGGATATGCGATTAGAAATAGAGTCTATTATCCCTGTAGGTTTTGGTAAGCACAATAAACAACAATTACCAGAAGGTATAGTCAAGGTCTGGAATAACAGACTAGCGTCTGGTTTTAAGAAGATATCTGAATATTGCCCAGTGGATAGTAGTAATAATATTGTCCACTTAGGCTCACTAGGAGGTGGCAACCACTTCATCGAGGTATGTATAGAGAAGGATGATGACTCAGTATGGGTAATGTTACACTCTGGTAGCAGAGGAGTTGGCAATGTTATTGGTAAATATTTCATTGAGAAGGCCAAAGAAGAGATGGAGAAGTATTTCGTAACCCTGCCTGACTCTGACTTGGCCTATTTACCAGAAAATTCAACTTACTTTGACCAGTATGTAGAGTCTGTTAATTGGGCGCAAGAGTTCGCTAAGATGAATAGGGATATTATGATGCAAAAAACTCTTGACGTATTAGAGAAACATACTAAAACATTAGATGCTGAAATAATGTCAGTAGATTGTCATCACAATTATGTACAGAAAGAGAACCACTATAACAAGAATGTGTGGGTTACACGTAAAGGTGCTGTATCTGCTAGGAAAGGTCAATACGGTATTATCCCTAGTAGTATGGGAGAGCGTTCATTTATTGTAAGGGGTTTAGGAAATGAAGAGTCTTTTAATAGTTGCAGCCACGGAGCTGGACGTACTATGTCTAGGACTCAAGCTAAGAAGTTAGTATCTATTAAAGAACACGAGGTGGCATTGTCTGGTATTGAGTGTAATAACTCAGATAGTACGTTAGATGAAACACCGTCTGCGTATAAACCTATTGATGATGTAATGGAGGCTCAGAAAGACCTTGTAGAGATTGTACATGAGATTAAGCAAGTAATGTGCATTAAAGGTTAGAAGATGAGGTATAACAGTAATGAGTATAAGACTATCTTAATAGAGGAATAGCTTGCAACCTCCACTAATAAGTGGTATAGTAGCGTAAATAAATTAATGGGGGTTGCAAGATGTTAAGTTTGATGATAGGCTACAATGACTAGGAGAATGATATGTACAAGATAGAGGTTCAACTAGAAGATAAGGCAATTGATGAGTTAGTGTTAAAAGACTTAGAAGTCCAGCTAGAGAGCGCCATTGAATATGAGACTTTAGAACTTCAGGATGCTCTTATTAAAGTAATAGAGTTCTACAATAGGATAGGCCAATGAATGACAACATAGGTAATATATCAGGATGCTACTTAGATAAACTAGGTGCTTCTCAATCCATTGACAGAGAGTCCTACGGTAGGAAAGCTAGTAAGAAGCCTAATGACCATTGCAAATGGGAGCAAGACCTATCTGGTAAGTATCATTGGGAAGAAGATGACTCGCATTATAGAACAAGGATCATAAATGAAGCAGAAACTAAAGAACGGTGATGAGTATGACTGTGTATCCTTTTGGCGTAAGCATGGTATCATACTAAAGAAGGCTGGCTTCTGGAAGAAGATCAAGAGGAAAATGAATAAAAGGTTTAGGAAAGAGTTTAATATTGATAAAGAATTGGAGAATTAGTGTTGCAATCAAAGTCTAATTGTGGTACTATACACATAACGTCGTAATTAGCGGCTGCGCCTTAGCAGTCCGACTATATTACCTTGTTAGGTGGTTAACTCTTTAATACGCTGTATTGCTCTTTCTTTTCTAGGAGCATCGTGACTTTCTAGCATTAAACCACCACTGGATGCCTCAGAAAATTCTACAACTGCTAAGGCTAATTCTTTGACGGACTGTTCTGTTTGCTTAGTCTCTTTAAGGATTAACTTACATTTAGCAATTTCCAATGTATGAATACGATTTGAGTAGCAGATAAATATACTTACAAATAGAGACGCAATGATGAAGAAATCAAAAGATGCCTCAGAGATACCTACTTGGGATTTGAGACATACAGAACCAAGAACAAGGGTGAAGAATACTATTACAGAGCTGGCCATTTTTAGTGGTGCCATCTTATTATTTTCCTTGTTCATTATTGCTTTTCCTTTTCTGCTTCTTAGTAGGAAGGTGGAGTTCAGAGACACCTAACGTCGTAATTAGCGGCTGGCGCTTTTAGCAGTCCGACTATATTACCTTGTTATAAATAGTAGTTAAATTAATTAAATAAAAGGTGAGTTAGCATGATTAAGTATAAAAGAACGCAAGAAGTAAATGGTATTAAAGAAGTCGAGGAGTTTGCTGAACTGGCAACTTACTTGTCCTTATTACAAGATCAAGAATGGCCTGAAACTTTTTTAAGTGACTTACTTAATGAATCTGGAGCCACTTAACAATGTATAAACCACTATATTTCAAAACCCAAGAATTTGTATCAGAAGAGACTTACTCTATACGTGGTGAGAGATCACTACAGCTAATTGATGATAGATTACTACGACTAGCAGACTATCTACGTGAGCAGTTTGATACCTCCGTAGTTATAAATAATTGGCACTATGCTAAACAAGGGCAAAAGATATTTAATCAGAGTGGCCTACGCATATATGGACAGAAGCATTATCGTCCTTATAGCCAACATTCATTAGGTAGAGCTTTAGATATGAAGTTTAGTGGTGTACCATCTGAAGTTGTAAGGCAATGGCTTAAAGATAACGCTAAATTTATCTGTAAGAAGTTTAATATCTATGGATTTACAGTAGAAGAAGGTGTAAGCTGGCTACATATTGACTTGAGGAATAGTGGAGAAGGTTTTAACTCTTTCCATCCATAAAGTTTTAAATTGACATTGAGGTGTAAATACTATGACAGATGACAGAGATAATATTAGAGTGTTACCAACATTAAATAATACTCAAGTTAGTGCAGATGATATCCTTGAGAATTCTAAAGATAAGTATGAGAGTGTAGTAGTTTTTGGATATAGTAAAGGAGAAGAAGGCGAGATTATCTGCTCAAGTAATGTGGGTAGCCTAGCTTTCGTAAACTTAATGGTAGACCAATTCAAACAAGAGTTGATTATCTATGAGCATGAAGAATTAGACGAATAAAGGTTATAGAGGAGATACACTATGTCAGACTTACTAACAAATAAGATAAAAACTCCAGATGGCACTATATTGGAGAGCTTATACACTCATCATTATGTAACTCACTTAGATGCTAATGGTTTTAAGTATATGGTTGATGGTGGCTTATCGTATGCTCGTAGGAGTCTGAATAAAGAGTTTCCATATACTGAGTTAAGTGTCACCACTAAAGATAGCCACTACCTTATACGAGAAGAGTTTACGTGGGGTAATAACTATGATGAAGATGGTAATCTATTAGAGAAGCCATGTAGAATTAGATTAAAGGATATGAGCACAGAACATATTATATCTATCCTAAATGGGAAGTTTGCCAGTGAAGGTAAGGTAGAGAATGTTTTTAAATCAGAGCTTGCTTATAGATCTTGTACGTGATATAGTGTTGTAAATTAACTTACACAAATAGGGGGACGTATGAAAACAAGAGATGTATTAATACCTGCATCAAGGCAGTATAAAAGTAATGATGGCAGTGATGGCTATATTATTGCCTATGATGAAAAGATAACAGAGCAAGTTGTGGCTGATCTACAGAATACAATTATTGATTTAACGGCTTGCTTACGAACATGTGCTAATTCTGCACAAGGTGGTTTAAATCAGGTAGGACTAGCAGCACAGATAAGGGGTAAGTGATTATGAATCTAACAATGAAAAACGGAAAGTGCATAATTGACGGAAAGTCTTTTTCAGGAAGTAACATTCAAATATGTGGAAACAAAGTTGTAGTAGATGGAGTTACTCAGAGTGGTGAGCTTGTAGGTGATATTGCTGTGACTGTTCACGGTGACGTTGACGTACTAGAGAACACAAATGGTAGTGTTAAAGCTAACAATGTAGGTAGTGTAAAAACCACTAACGGGAAAGTAACTTGTGATGATGTGGCAGGGGATGTTAAAACGACTAATGGAGATGTTAATGCCCGAAAGATACTAGGTAAGGTTACTACCGTGAATGGGGATATTATTTAAGTCACACTAACCTATACACAAATTGAGAATGGAGCGAAGTGGAATGAGTCAGATTAATGAGGTTGTTATGTACATTGTAGAAAAAGAAGGGGTTTATTTGCATGGTGTTTTTTGGATAGGTTCTGACATTGATAAAGCAAAGAGAAAGGCAGATGAATTTGCTGCAAGTGACTCAGATGACTACCATTGTTGGATAGTGCGAAAATTTGAAGAGGTTGATCCATCTTGCGCTAGGAAGGACGTAAGTCACCTTGAGGTTTATGCAACAAGGAAAGGCAACACATAACCTATTAATTAGCGGCTGGCGCTTTTTGCCAGTCCGAACGAAGCGCAGCGTAGTGACTAGATTACGTTGTTATGCGTCAAACAAACACTAGGGGATTGAAATGGCGGCAAAAGTAACAATAGAGTTGAGCGTGAAAGATTTCAAAAGCATGGCCGATTATTTGGCTAGGCATGAAGGTGATATAGCGCATGATCTTGATGACTTTGGGGACATTACGGGGTTGTACGAGGCTATGTTTGAAGAGGAGCCAAAGAAAGACTAGGACGCATAACCTATTACTAAGTTGTTGGCGTGTAGCGCCAGCGGAACGACAATCAAATTGAGTACGTTGTTATGAGTGACCTTGAGAGATTAAGAAACAAAGAAATAAGAATGGTAAGCGCCAAGAGAAAACGGAAAATACAAAAAAGGGAAGATGTTTTTGTGTTTTGGTCGGTAGAGTTAAATAGCTATGTGTGGGAGTCTGTTTTTTCTGATCCAGCAGTTGACCATTCTTGCTGTATGGCAGAGCAGGCGGCTTATGGTAGAAGTTATTCATAACCCAAAGCTTAGTTGTGCGCCGCGCAGCAAGCATCAAATATAGCGCATTGTTATGTGTGATTAATTAAATAAAGAGGATAGATTGTGTACGAGACAATGAAAGTTCCCTGCAAGATGGTGGTTGCAATGTCTATAGGGGATACATGTAAAAGGATAGGATGTGTTGTTAGTTATGAAGGTGATACAGGACATGGCATAAAAGAGAGTCTGGATGAATACGCTGGGTATGTAGATGACCTTTTCCATAATGGAGCAAGTATTCCGCTAGAGAGTGGGCTTTATAATTTCGACGGGCTTGCCAAGATCGATATGATGGGTGGATCTGACGAGCCTATTATATTTGACGGTATATTTTCAAAGATAGACACATAACACTACGAAACACGGGAAACATTCACGAATTAACGCGAGTAATCACTAGATGAACATATTTGATAAGTATGACTTAGTAGATGTAGATGAATCATTTGAGATACCAGAGAAACCTAAGACTGGTTTGGTTGTATTAGTTGGCTCCAGTGGCTCTGGAAAGTCCACTATCCTAAAAGAGTGGGGTGCTGAGAGTGTAGATGTTGAGCTGAATAAGTCAATTGTATCTCTCTTTAATTCTGACGAAGAAGCTGAGAAGTATTTAATATTAGCAGGGCTTCGTTCTATACCTTGCTGGAAGAGAACTCTAGAATCTGTATCTAATGGTGAGAGGCATAGAGCAGAGATTGCCATATCCTTAAGTAAAGGTGACGCAGTAATAGATGAGTTCACTAGTGTTGTTGATAGAGATACTGCTAGAGCTTTGTGTGCTAGTATTAACAGCTCAAAGCAAGAAAGCCTAGTCCTTGCTACGTGCCATAGAGATGTTCTTGAGTGGCTAGACTTTGATTTCGCGTATGACACTGACAAGAGAAAGTGGCTTGATAGGGGGTTGGTTAGGCGAAGATCTGACATCAAACTTGAAATCAAACCTTGTGAGCCAGAAGAGGTTTGGGGGATTTTCAAAAAGCATCACTATCTCTCTGGTAAAATAAATAAGTCTGCTAACTGTTGGGGTGTATTCTACAATGATAAGTTAGTGGCAATGACAAGTGTGATTGCATTCCCTAATGGTAATTGGAAGAATGGTTGGAGGGGACATAGGACAGTAGTATTGCCAGAGTTTCAAGGTATGGGGATTGGAAGTAGGATCTCAGATGAAGTGGCAAAGATGATTGTAGATAGTGGTGGCAGATTCTTCTCAAAGACGGCTCACCCAGCATTAGGAGAGCACCGTGAAAAATCAGATAATTGGAAAGCTACAAGTAAGAATAAGGTTGTAAGGAAAGATTATATGTCAGATAGGAAGACGAAGGAAGATAGTTATAAACGTACACACGCTCATAGATCATGCTATAGCCATGAGTATGTAGGTGGTGTGACACTAACTAATGAGGAGGTAGTATGACAACGGCAACATCAATAGCAGCTATGCAGGATATGCAACTTCGCCACACAAGAAGTACAGTAGGTCAATTTTTATCTGAGACTAGGACTTTAAATCTTGAAAGAGATTTAACTTATTTTCTGCTGGAGATATTTGAACGGCACCAAGAGGAAGTAAAAGAGTTGAAACAGATAATACAAAATATCACTTATGAGAAAGAAGTATTCCCCATAACAGGACAAGTGTTTGACAAATATAGGTAATTAGTGTATAGTAAGCTCTCAATAATTAATTAGAGGATGTAACGATGGATTTAATTATTTCAGTATTAATTTCTTGGCTCTTATCTACTAAAGGTATTGACGTATACGAGCCTCCCACTGTACTATTCAAGTCAGAGATAGAGCTTATACAAATGTACAATAGACCAGTATTTGCTATATACTCTGCTGAGAGGCGTACTATCTACTTACATGAGAGTGTAGATATAACTACGGAGTGGGGTAAGTCTGTATTAGTACACGAGCTAATTCACCACTACCAAGAGTTACATAATTTAATGGAGTCCTATGCTTGCTTCAGGCAATCAGAAAGGTTGGCATACAATATACAAAAAGATTATTTACTAAGTAAGGGTGTGGAGTTAAGACCACAATTAGGATCTTTTAATATTATGGCTAGAAGTATGTGTTCACAAATGGAGGGTTAGTATGATTACTGTACAAGAAAGAGAAGAACAATTTAAGAAAGACTTGAACAGGTTGCTATCTAGTTATGGAGCAGAGATGTATGCAAGCGAGTGTTGCGTAGAAGTGGTCTTACATAAGCAATCCGACTTACTAGGAAAAGAAGTATTACCTGAATGTAGGATTGAATTAATATGAGTGACTTTATACAACACCTAATAGATATCGAGGAAACAGTCTTCGATAACCAATCCTCATTCTTTGAGTTCATGGGTTTAGACTTACGAGATGAGCTTAGTGAGTTCTACATGGGCAGTGAGGTCTGTGACTGTGTGCTAGTGGAGAAGGATGGTAGTGTGTACTCAGAGCTAGTACCTACATCGGAACTACTTGATTGGTATGCTCTAGATAAGAAGCCTAAGACTCAGCCTGTAGTACTCTCAGTAATAACTGGTGGTAAGAAGGTGGTGGGGAATACGATATTTAAGAAGAAGGTTGATAAAAAGTAGACAAGTTAACTAATTAGGAGAAAAATATGGAATTAGAACCAATACCAAATAGATTTCTGCCAAAGTGGGCAAGGTTGTGTGGTGTAGATCAAAGCCCAATGCTTGAATACTGCATTAGTATAAAAGGTAAAGATAAATTGCCTCGTGGTCTTGATGATAGATGCGGAAAGTTGAGAGCTGAAGTAACCAGTGCGATTAAAGGTATAAATAACACAATAAATACTAGAGGGCAGGGTTATGGCAAAAATAACTAAGTTCGGCATTATATCAGAAGATCAAAACGGTAATTTAGTGTTAGAGGGTTTTTCGTTTGATTTAGAGTTTGAGTCTTGCGGGGAGGGGACAGGCTTAATTAATCTTGTAATTAAGAGAATCCAAGACAGTATAGATGGAGAGTATGAAATACATGAGATATCTTAAAGTGTTTTGGATAACCTTAGTATAATGACATAAGGTTCGATTCCAGCCAAAGTACACCAATAATAAATATAGCGTGTATACTGATTAATAACTGGGGGGTATGATAAGTGTCGCACCTTTGGATCAATTGAACTTAATGGTGCATCACTGGCAAAGACCAGTATAAGTAATTATGTGCCACGAAATATGAAGGGAGTACTTACACCCACAGGTGAAGTAGGTAAAGATGAAAATTGCTGATAAAGAGTAAGAGATAGGGGTAGAGCCTACATTAGTAAGAGTAAAAGACGGACTAAGTTAAGGTTGCCTCTAACCCAAACTGTCTGCCTAAGTATCGAGAAGCCACATTTGCAATCAATGCGGGTATGCAAGATACGAGAAAAAGGAATA